TACATATTATGGCCTTCCATCCGCGCGACATTTTGCCAATTTACAACGCAGTCAAAGCTGGCGCTATCGTCCTCTCCTTTACTACCGGCACTCCCGCACTTGATGCGACTACGCACACAGGCGTTATCGTGATTAACACCAAGGATAACGGTCGTTACTTCTCTAACGGTACTGTCTGGGCTGCGATCTAACAGGAGTACGTATGTTCTCAAGAGTTAGAGTACAGGCCCTGCAAGACATTCAGTTTAACCCTGTGTTTCACGCGGGAGAATTTAGAGAGTACAGCCCCACGGATGCAAGAGCGCTTATCGCTCTGGGCTGGGTAAAAGAAGTATCACTTACGGAAGACGAGCCTAAGCGCGGTCCCGGTCGTCCTAAGAAATCAGTCTAACTACAAGGAGACCTATGGGCTTTCTCGATAGCATTACAAAAGGGTACTTTCGTAAAAAGCCCGGTAAGACTCCGCTAGGCGTAGGTCTCTCCGCTACGATGTTCCCTGGTGGAGACGGGCTTTTTGCACGTGAGCCATACACGGGAGCATGGCAGGAGAATAAGAGCCTAGTAGGACAGAACGGGATGCTTGCCTCCGGTCCCGTGTTTTCGTGCGTAGACCTTATCTCGTCCGACATTTCCAAGCTTCGTATCAAGTACGTTAAGCAGATTGACGCCGTTTGGCAGGAGTCTCCCGCACCACGTTACACGAAAGTACTAAACAAACCGAACCACTACCAGACACGCCAACAATTCATTAAGCTGTGGCTGTCTAGTAAGTTGCTCTGGGGTAACACATACGTTCTTAAGACGCGGAATTCTATCGGCGCAGTTATCGCTATGGAGATTCTTAATCCGCGCTACGTTATCCCGATGGTTGCTCCGGACGACTCGATATTCTATCAAGTCACAATGTCCCCGCTGCAAGTGTCCCCGCTAGAGGCTGTAGTAATTCCGGCCAGTGACATTATCCATGATCGCGGTATCTGTCCTTGGCATCCATTGGTAGGTGTGTCCCCGCTCGTAGCGTGTGCGGTCTCCGCTACGATGGGTAGCAACATTGCGGTTAATTCGGCTGCATTCTTTGGTAACGCCGCGCGCCCTTCTGGTGTGCTTACCGCTCCGGGCGCATTGTCTCAGGAGCAAGCGGACAAGGCTAAGGCTAATTGGGCTGCAGCTAACTCCGGTACTAGCAGTGGCAGCGTGGCTGTCCTAGCTGGTGGACTTACGTACTCGTCTATGACTATGACTAGCACTGATGCTCAGCTTATCGAACAGCTTAAATGGTCCGTAGAAGATATTGCGCGCTGCTATCACGTTCCCTTGCATAAGCTAGGTGCGGAGACTGCCTCACGCCCTGCAGCTAGCGCGGCTATCTACGAGGGCATGTACTACAGCGATTGCTTGCAGGCGCATATTGAGGGATTGGAGCTACTTCTAGACGATGGTCTAGGCGTCCCCGATGGACAGGGTACGGAGATTGATACGAACGGGCTTATGCGTATGGACGCAGCGGCACAGCACGCGGCTAATGCACAGGCTGTTAGCTCTGGCGTTATGTCGCCTAACGAGGCACGCGCTACGGTTGGTCTGCCTCCGGTTGAGGGTGGCGAGACGCCTTACCTCCAGGCCCAATGGATTCCGCTTTCTATGCTTAAGGAACGCCAAGCAATTACGGATGGTTCTGGGGGCACTACTACGCCAGCGGGAGAGACTATGAAGCCAGCTAATACGCCCGCTAAGAAGCCCACGGCTAACGCTACGGAAGGGGACTCTAATGAGTGATCTAGTAACCCTTGACGAAGCTAAGTTTCACCTTCGTATTGATGATACGTTCTCAGACGTAGACCTGTCCGAAAAGATTACACAAGCCTCGGACATTGTTACGGATTATGTTGGTACTACAGCAGCGGACGGTAGTACGCCCGCTGATTGGACCACTGACAAGGTACCGCCTCGCGCAAAGCTCGCTACCCTCCTCGTACTGGCGACCATCTTCGCTAGTCGTGAAGGATTCGACGACCCGCTAAGCGTGGGTGCAGTTTGCTTGCTCTCCCGTCTCCGTTCCGTGGTATTCGCCTAATGACTCCCGGCCAGAAGAAACGGAAAGGCTCCGGGATTCTAGCGGGAGACCTTGGCCTTAAGGTATCGCTACAGCGTAAGTCCTCCGGTAAAGACGAGCTAGGCCAGCCTATCGAAGTATGGACGGAATACGCTTCTGTATGGGGCAAAGTCCTAACGCTTAATGGTATAGAGAAAGTAGCGGGCGGAACGCAGATTGATAAAGGTAACGCGAGTATCCGTATTCGCTGGCGTTTAGGAATTAACAATGGAGACCGGGCTATAGCTCAGAACGTTATTTATAACATTGCATCCGTGTTGCCTAACGTTGCTACTCGTGAGTTCGTGGACCTAGCATGTACGGAGAACGCAAATGCAGGCTGAAGCTATCGTGTATGGCGCACTATCCGCCCTTGCTGGCGGGAACGTCTACCCAGACTTAGCGCCTGCAGCTACACCCGCACCATGGATTACGTATCAGGCAGTCGGAGGACAGACGTTCGTTACCCTTGATGCCGATACACCTTCTACCCGTAACTCCCGTATGCAAATCACCGTATGGGCTAAGACCCGCGCACAGGCAGCTAGCATCATGGAACAAGCGTTCCAAGCATTAGTAAATCCTGCAGTAAAGGCAGTACCTATCGGTGCGCCTGTCAGTACCTTTGAACCGGATACGTTGCTATACGGCTCCTCCTTAGACTTTTCGATTACATATTTAGGATAACAAATGAGTTCTACAGCAAAAACCGCACAAGGTACTACTATCGCTATTGATACCGGTACGGGTACGCCTACCTGGACCGATATCGTCAACGTGTCCGACATTAGCGGCTTTGATGGTAAGGCAGCGGAGATTGATACGACCGACCTTAGTTCCGTAGCTAAAGAGCGTGTACTTGGTCTGCAAGACTGGGGTACGTTGACGCTTACCGCGTTTATCAATCTGTCGGAAGCTAGCCATTCGGCGTTGCTCGCAGCTAAGAAGGCGGGTACGCAGAAAAGCTTTAAGGTTACTCTCTCGGATGCGTCTACGATTACGTTTAGCGCCTTCGTTGCAGCGTTCCCTATCGCGGCTAAGGTTGACGCCGTATATTCCGGCGCTATCGCACTCACGATCACCGGCGATATCACCGTAGTTGTCGGCCCGTAATACTAAGGATACCTAATGGATAAAGCACAACTTTTCGCAGCCCTTGAGGCTGAAGTTAAGGAAGTAGAAGTTAAGGTTATTAACGCAGTGTTGCGCTTTAGGGTTATGACGGGCAAAGCGCGCGACGAATTCCAAGCGCTTATTGCATCCGGCGATAAGACGGCTAGCCACTTTGAGGCGGCTATCGTTGCGGCTACCGTGGTGGACGCTAACGGCGCGGCTATGTTCTCGTCTGAGGATGTAGCGGTGTTGCGTGACAAGTCCGCTGGTGCTGTGTCGGAGATTGCTAAGGTTGCGCTGCAGGTTAATAAGATCGGTGCTGATGCTGAGGAAGCCGCGCTAAAAAACTAAAGGAGAGTCCGGAGCTATTGCTCTGGTTCCGGCTCACTAAAGAAATTGGCGGCTGTACGGTAAAGGAGCTACAGGGGCGTATGTCTAGTGCGGAGTTTGGGTACTGGAAAGCTTTCTACTCCCTTGAACCCTTCGGGGATCGCATAGACGATATTCGTATGGGGACAGTAGCTAGCGTAGTAGCTAACGTTAATCGGGGTAAGGATACACCCGCGTACAAGCCTATGGACTTCATACCGTGGGCGCAAGAGCCTGAAGTAGAAGTAGAAGGTAACGCACCCTCCGCAGAAGCCATAGCGGTATCAGTGTTTGGTATCAATCTAGCGGAGATAAAAGCAAGTGGCAAAAAGCAAATCATCCTTCACCGTGGAAAACCCGCAAGCGCTGACTGACGTATTAGACCGCGCAGCACTAGGGGCCTCTGAGTCTGCCTTACGTAAGGGTGCGGCTGCAGGGGCTACCGTTTTCTATCGTGAAATTAAGGTTAGGGCTATGCCGTACTACCGTACTGGCAATCTTGAGGAAGCAATTCTAGTTACTTATCTCCCGGAAGAGTCAGTAGCGGGTAAGTTGGCAACGTACGCAGTAACGTTTAATAAAAAGGCGTGGTACGCCCGGCTTCTGGAAAACGGGCACAAGGTAACTAACCTTAAGGATTTGGAACACGGAACGTCACAGGTAGCCGCGCGCCCTTTTATTAGACCCGCATTCGAAGCTAAGAAAGACGAAGCAGGCGCAGCAGTCATAGAACAAGTACAGGAGGCAGTCCAGAATGGCAAATAATGCCACTACAGTAAAAGTAAGCGCGGACGCCTCCGGGTACACAGCGGAACTTGACCGCGCGCGTAAGTCCGCAGACGCGTTCTCAGCCTCTCAGGCGGCTGCAGCACAGCGCGTACAGGTGGCACAGAAGGCGATATCAGAAGCCGCTCAGACAGGCTCTAATGCGTCCGCAAGCGCTATCAATAACTTCGTGTCTCAGCTTGCGCGGACAGCGGACCAAGCGGGTAAGACTCGCGCGGAACTGGCACAAATGAAGGCCGCACAGCTTGGTATCTCCGATTCAGTATCCGGCTACATCGGGCAGCTTGACGCGGCTACTAATAAAACGCACGGCTTTAACCTCTCCACAATGGCGGCTCGCCGTGAGTTGCTAGTGTTGGCACACGAGGCATCACAGGGTAACTGGACAAAGTTCGGCGGCTCGCTGGGCGTATTGGCGGAGCGCACGGACGCACTTAGCGCGATCCTCTCCGCTGCTGGGCTAGGTGTTGGCTTGTTTGCGGCTGCGGTAACGTTCGCTGGCTACGAGATTTACAAGACCGTAACGGCTATTGAGGCGCTGCAGAAATCCTCTGTAGCCACTAATGGCTATCTGGGCCTAACTAAAGACCAGCTTACCGCAATGGCTGAGGGCCTATCCTCTGCTAATGGCGGCTTGGTGGAAGTTAGCGCTACTATGGCTACGCTGATAAGCTCCGGTCACGTATCAGCGGATACGCTAGCGGAGCTAACTGGAGTTGTTACCCAGTTCGGTAAGGACACGGGTCTAACCGCAGAGAAAGCGGCCGAGGCGTTCGTTAAGATGATTGAAGACCCTAAGAAGGGTATAGACGAACTGCAATCGAAGTACCACACGTTTAGCGCGGCACAAATTGAAGTTATCGACGGCTACATTAAGACCGGAGATACAGCACAAGCTACTAAAGCGTTTATTGACGCGGTAGCGGAGTCGCAAAGCCGCATGGCTAAGGAGGGTACGCAAGAGGTAGGACTACTTACCCGTATCTGGCAAAGCTTTGCGGACGCGGCTAAGCAAGCTGGTGATAACTTCGACCGTATGGGCGTGGCCTCGACTAACGCGGAAAAGCTAACGGATGCTCTGCAACGTCAGGCACAGGCGCAGAAGGATATACAGTCCACACAAGCGCGGAACGGCGGCCCAGTTGCCATTGCTACAGCACAGCACGCACTAGACGCGGCTAACGCACAGGTAGCAGCGCTGCAAAAGGTACAAGCGGCACAGCAGAAGATAGCGGACGATAACAAAGCACGCGCTAAGTCTGGAGACGCTAAGGTAGCTGTAGATAAGTACCTTGATTCGAGTAAGTACGCGAGTCCCGCAGAACAGCATAAGCTAGAGTTAGACGCGGAGAACGCGAGTTTTACCAAGGCTACAGCGGACCTAGACAAGAATTCCGCAGATTATCAAGCCGCGCTTAAACGCCACTACGATAACGTAGCAACGATTAATACGCAGTACGCTAAGAAGACCAAGGTACACGCAGCACACACGAGCAACAGCGGAATTAATGCGGCAATCTCTCAGATCGGCGCTGATAACGCTGCGTTGGAAAGCCAGCGTAAGTTAGCTCTATCACAAGCTAAGGCGGATTACGACACGGGTAACAAGTCGTATGAGCAATATTACGCACAGGT